ATGCTAGGCTTTTCGGTCAACAGCTCTTTCACGCTGGTGGCAAAGCAGTCACCATCACTGAAGGAGAACTTGACGCTCTAGCAGCTTTTCAGATGAATGGTAGCCTCTACCCTGTGGTGTCTGTCAGAAATGGTGCACAGGCTGCTTTAAAGGACTGCAAGGCACAGTATGAGTGGCTTAACTCCTTCGATAGCATTGTTATCTGCTTTGATGCTGATGAGCCGGGTAAGAAGGCATCTAAGGAAGTAGCTGAACTGTTTGGTAACAAGGCTAAGATTGTGAAGCACTTGAGTGGCTACAAAGATGCTTGTGACTACCTCATTGCAGGGGCTACCAAAGAGTTTGTGAATGAGTGGTGGAGAGCTGAGGTGTACATCCCTGATGGCATCATCAATGCTGCATCACTGTGGGAGGAAGTCATTAAACCTGAGGCTAAGGCTGAGGCTATGTATCCTTGGAAGGGCTTGAATAAGCTCCTGTATGGTATCAGACCCTCAGAGTTAATTACAGTCACTGCAGGTAGTGGCTTGGGTAAGAGTCAATTTCTACGTGAAATATTGTTCAATATACTGAACACTACCAAGTGGAACATTGGAGGATTATTCCTTGAAGAGTCCACTCGAAAGACAGCTCGAAGTATCATGAGCTTACACGCTAACAAACTATTGCACTTACCTGACACACCAACAACTGAGAAGGAACTTAAAGATGCTTTCGATGCAACACTTGGTACTAATCGTGTGTATCTCTTTGACCACTTCGGTAGCAGTGACGTTGACAACATTGCCAACAGAATCCGATACATGGCTAAAGCTTGCGATTGCAGGGTTATCTTTCTTGACCATATCAGTATTGTTATATCTGGTCAAGACAATGGAGATGAGCGTAAGGCTATTGATAACATGATGACGAAGCTTCGTACACTGGTGCAGGAGCTGGAGATTACACTGATCTGTGTCAGTCACCTTCGTAGACTGCAAGGGAACCAAGGTCACGAAGATGGTGGCAGTGTCTCACTGTCGCAGCTCAGAGGCTCAGGTGCTATTGCTCAGTTGAGTGATGCTGTGATTACATTGGAGCGTAACTCGATGGCAGCAGATGATAATGAGAGACATCAGACTAAGATCTCAGTAGCTAAGAATCGTTACAATGGTTATACTGGCCCAGCTTGTGTGCTCAAGTACGACATGGATACTGGACGTATGGTGGAGATGCAGGAGGAGGTATTATGACAGGCAAAGGAAGTACACCTAGACCTTTTAGTGTAGCTCAGGAGCAGTATGATGCTCGATGGGACATGATATTTGGCAGGGACAAGGGTGATAAAGAACGTGATAGGCGTGAAGATGCCTTAGCTGAAGTACAACGATTAGGACAAGAGATTCAACCTGAGGAGACTGAAGATGAGTAGTATTTTAATTGCAATTATTGGAGTGGTCTACACTATTGTAGCTGTGGATTTACTTCACAAAGGTAACACTGGCTTAGGTATAGCCTTCATTGGTTATGCACTAGGTAACGTGGGTCTGTACATGGAGGCTGCAAAATGAGCAAGTGGGTTAAGAATGTTGAGAATCAAGATGAAGCGGATGCTATCATTGAAGCCCGTAAGGAGAGGAATAGGCTGAAACAACGAGCATGGGCTAAAGCCAACAGAGACAAGGCTAATGCTTACAGGAGAAGAGCTAAGGAACGTAAGAGGAATACATTACTAATAACCGCAGCAGACCCTGTAAAGACTGCCTACCATACTGACTGGAGGGGTACACTGTATCATTGCCCTGAACTAACGTATAGAGGAAAGAATGATTGACCTAGACACCATAGCTGGTAGAATGCTTGACTTGGAGACTAAGTACTATGAAATGCAAGACAAGTATCAGTTACTCATTCACCACTATGAAGACTTGAAAGCAGAATATGAAGCGTATCGTATTGGACATAGAGACAACCTTAGATCACAACACGATCTGGATGGTAGTAACTAAGGACATTGACAGTGGAGAAGTGAACGTATGGAAAGCAGCAGACAACCTCGTGGAGTATTTAAAGGACGTTACATTGATAGTAGCCCACAACGGGATAAGCTTCGATTTCTCGATACTCAACAGGCTTTGGAGTACGAAGATTCGCTTGAACCAAGTGTACGATACACTGATAGCCTCAAGACTGCTAGATCCCTCGATAGAGAACGGGCACAGCTTAGACGCATGGGGAACAAGGTTGGGGAAGAATAAGATTGACTACGCAAAGGTATGGACATGGTTAATGGAAAGACAAGAGGATTACAAAGGTGAGTGCTTCAACGTTCCTCACATGGCTCTTCTGGAGCATTATTGCATTAGGGACGTTGAGGTCACTTGTAATCTTTATAAGCATCTTACTGATGAACTCACTAAGAAAGACTTTTCACAAGAAAGCCTTGCTCTTGAGCATAAGGTAGCATCTATCATTGCTGAACAGGAACGTCATGGATTCAAACTCGATCAAGCCTATACAACCTGTCTACTTGCTGACATCAAGGGAAAGATGGCAGGAATCTATGAACAGATGCAAGAGAGATGGCCTCCAGTCATTACACAAAGGTTCCACAAAACCAGTGGAAAGCCCATCAAAGACTGCATTGATACTTTCAATCCCGGAAGTAGAAAGCAGATCGGAGAGAAGCTCATGGAGCTAGGATGGAAGCCTAAGGTGTTTACTGAGAAGGGTCAGGCTATTGTCGATGAGTCTGTACTGTCTAAGGTTGTTAACATTCCTGAGGCTCAGATGATTGCTACATACCTGATGCTGCAGAAACGTGTAGCTCAGATTGAAAGCTGGTTAGAGGCTGTGGGTAAGGACGGTAGAGTACATGGTAAGGTGATAACGAATGGAGCTGTAACTGGTAGGATGACTCACAGTAGTCCTAACATGGCACAGATTCCTAATGCTGGAAGTATATATGGGCCAGAGTGCAGAGAATGCTGGACTGTGGAAGCAGGTAACGTATTGGTTGGTTGTGACGCTAGTGGCCTTGAGCTGCGTATGCTTGCACATTACATGAAAGATGAAGATTATGTTAAGACGGTCACTGAAGGATCATCAAAGGATGGAACTGACGTTCACACGCAGAACCAGAAAGCTGCAGGCCTCCAAACAAGGGATCAAGCGAAGACATTTATTTACGCATTCCTATACGGTGCAGGGCCAGCTAAGATTGGTTCCATTGTCGGTGGTAATTCTAAAGCGGGACAGAAACTTATCGATGCCTTTCTTAAGAACACACCAGCCCTACAACGTCTTAGAGATACGGTTAGCAGATATGCGGGTAAGGGCTTTGTACCGGGGCTTGATGGTCGTAAGATATGGGTACGCAGTGAACACGCAGCTCTTAATTCCCTCCTTCAAGGTGCAGGTGCAATCGTAATGAAGAAAGCTTTAGTACTATTTTATGATAAGACTAAAGCTAACAAGTGGCCTGTGAAGTTAGTAGCTAATGTCCATGATGAATTTCAACTTGAAGTTCCTAAGATATATGCTACAATGGTAGGTGAGGCTGCAAAGCAAAGTATCGTTGAAGCTGGGCTGCATTTCAAGCTTCGTTGTCCACTAGACGGGGAGTACAAAGTTGGTAACAACTGGCGTGAAACACATTGATAAGAATCAAATACTATTTAATGTTGAAGGTGAAACTTTTAGGATTAAGATAGGAGAGGATCTAGATCTTGAAGAGGTATACACTGTGCTATTATCTGCACTTGTGTACTTAGAAGATCTGGCATCGGGTAATACAGCTCACCCGTCCCAAGAGCTGCATTGATAGTAGAAACTGAAGGAAAATGAAATGAGTATTGATACATTGAAACCCGTTAAAGTTGCTGGTGAAATCTTCTGGAGTAACTGGATGAACACCTTTAACACTAAGTTTAATGAAGACAACAAGAAGTACGAATGTACCATTGGTAACTTGAGTGATGCAGCTTGTGAGAAGCTTAAAGAGCTTGGCATCAACATCAAGAACAAAGAGAGCATGGGTAACTTCATTGTTGCTAAGTCTACTTATTTGTTCACACCTGTGGATGAGGAAGGCAATCCTGTAGACATTGCCAAGATGGGTAATGGTACTAAGTGTCACGCAGTTATCTCTTCGTATCGTCACAAGATGTCAGCTAAGTTTGGTGCTGCACCTTCAATTAAGAAGTTGATTGTTACTGAACTGAAGGTGTACTCTCCTGAAGGTGAAGAAGTAGCAGAGACTGCGGACGATGTCCTCTAACAGGCCAACTGAGGCTATTGTAGATGCTGACTTTTTAGTTTATAAAGTTGGTTTCTCCAATGAAGCTGAAGAAGAACAGTGGGCACTAAATCGACTCACAGAGTGGTTTACCGACATCATCTATATGCGTCTGAAGTGTGATGACTACAGAGCATGGATTACAGGTAAAACTAACTTTAGATTCGAGGTAGCTACCACTGTTCCTTACAAGGGCAATCGTAAGGATGCTCCCAAGCCTAAACACTATCAGGCTCTTCGCAAACATCTGATGAAGCTCGGTGCTAAGATGTCTGAGAACGAGGAAGCTGATGACTCTGTAGGCATAGCGTCCACTGAAGGTAACTACTGGATCGTCCACGTTGACAAGGATCTAGATCAGTTACCGGGGTGGCACTATAATCCTGTAAAGGATGAGGAGTATTATGTTACTGAGTTTGAAGGCTTGTACAGTTTCTACAAACAGATACTGACAGGTGACAGAGTTGATAACATTGAAGGTATACGAGGTATTGGCCCTGTAAAGGCTGATAAGATTCTCAAAGACTGTACAACTGAAAAGGAATTATATGAAGCTTGTATCAAGGCTTATGACGGCAATACTGACAGGGTACTGGAAAATGGAAAGCTCCTATGGCTAAGAAGGGAACCAAACCAGATGTGGCAACCTCCTTCAGTCTCGCAGGCTCAGTCTGGTACGTTAACTACGTAATGCACATGGATGACATGGGTAAGTGTGACCCTGAGAAGCAAACCATTACTATCCGTATGGACATGAATAAGCAGACCACTGAGCAGACCTTCTACCATGAGTTAGTTCATGCCATTATGTTCACAATGGGTAAACTAAACCATGATGAAGAGTTTGTGGATACCTTTGGAGCTTTCCTCCATCAGTATCACAGGACTAAGGTGAACCATGAAGCCTAAGCGTAAAAAGCCACTGACAGTTAGACAAGTAGCTTTGAAGCATGGTTTCAGGTCAGGCTTAGAGGACAAGATAGCTGAAAGATTGAAAGCCTTAGAAGTTCCTTTTGAGTATGAGAAGCTAGTGATTGCATATACGCAGCCTGAGAAGAAACGTACATACACTCCTGACTTCTTACTACTTAGTAATGGTATTATC